TGTCAAACTCTCATAAGCCCTTATTTGCTGAACTTTATAAGCAAAAAGAGCCTTTGTCGCCCTTAAGAGCATTTTTTCTGTTTTGTCCATATACCTTAAGTCATTTGCCGACTTAAGTGATGAAAAAACTTTCTTTTTAACCAAAATAGTAGCCTCTGGAGACATTGCTACAAAATTTCTGGTATCTGGGGTTATCGAATTGGCATGATTTTGATCAAGAAAAATTGACGCACCAGTTCCGACCAAAGAAGGGGGGCTTCCATCTCCAAGTCCCTGGCCATATGATATATGGGCTGGGTGTATTCCGTTGATTATGTCAGACTGAGCCTTGTCTAGCGACTGAGAGACTCTCTGCCCCATATTTTTCTTTACATTTCCATCGTACCAACTCATTATAACCTCTAACTAATTATACTTACTAAGAACTAAGACGAACCATTTATTTTGCCTTTTCGACTCACATCTTGTAAATTAGGCTCAGGAATTTCTGGCGGATCAGTAGACTCTCCTGTAAACTTAGACCTATCTACCCCCGGTATTCCAATATCATTATCCTTATCTAAAATAGCCCCATCAATATGGTCTCCCCACCTTTCTTTCTCGGTTGGCCAAGATAGCCTCTCTACTCCAGGCCAAGAGCCTTTTCCATGTGCTGGGCCCTGAGACATAAGCGATTCTCCATCAAAATCAACTGGATTTCTATGCCATGGCATAAAGTTAGTTCTCTTTCCCGATCTCCTAGTTACTACAAAATTAAAAGTATAAGAGAAGTGACCAGGCTCCTGAGCACTCTCTGTCACGCCAAAGCTTTGAAAATATCCTCTAAAAAACTCTCCCTGATAATACATGTCTATATTTGTAGCAAAAGCCGCCAAAGTAGGAGCGGACGCAAAGGAGCCGGGGCCTTTGTTCTTGTTGTCAGAAAGCAGTATATCAACAGCATTAGAAAGCCCCTTAACCGTCTTTGAAACTGCGCCTCCTGTCAGTGCATCTCCCACTCCAAGCAGGACGCCTCCAATACTCGTCTCCTGCATCTGAGCTTCAGCCTCTGCAGCTGCACGCTTTGCAGCGAGAGCAAGCTCCCTTTGTCTGTTGGCCAAAATAACCCTATATTGTAGCTGTTCGTGCCTATAAATATCCCTTAAGATATTAATACCCTCTACCCCTGCAGAACCCGTTATTCCCTGAACATCAATTGTGGTCAAATCCTCGCCCCAATACTGAACTACGTGCCCTCCCTTTGTAAGTTGCTTCTGAACAAGCTTTTGGTCTCTGATATTAAGAGATTGAGGGTTAATATAAAGCTGCCGTTGAGACCAGGCTACGTTCTCATCTCCCTCTTCAGAAAACTCGGACCCTTCTCCTGACGATGAATACGGGCTGGTATTGCCTATGAAGGCCTCCATCTCTAGTGGTAGAAAAAATATAATAGTTTGTCTATTTGCTGGCATGTGTTTTCCTTGTCATTATCTACTTGGGTTCCCAGTCGCCGCGTCTACGGACTTGTTATGTAGCTGAATCGCATCAAGATGCTTGCTTGTGTCACCTTTCATGTCAACCTGGATCTTGATATTAGCAAGCGATGCTATGAAATCCTTTATTATTTGGTCCTTGAATGCTCCTTTGTCGCCTCCATACTTTTTGAGCTGGGCATCTCCAGCTACGTTCGCTATTGCCTCCGCCTGGGCGTGGATATCGCTTGCCTTTACGCCTTGCGCCTGCATGTTCACAGGATTGAGTCCCATCAACTGGGCGAGGAGTGCCTTCATTTCACGCTCCCCTCCTCGGCCGCTAAATTTACGCGCACGAATAGCATCGGCCCTATCTGCAGCCTCAGGAGCAAATCTTGGCCCGCTTCTTGCGTCCGCGAAAAAGGCGCTATCCTTGGCCATTGCAATCTTGTAAGCCTTTGACTTTGGATCAAGGCCAAGCACATCTGTTATCTTTTTTAATGCTGATGCATCCATCTCTATAATGCCCTCTGCAGCGGCAGCGGGTTTGCGCATATGCTTCCCCAATTCTCCTCCCGCAGCTGACGCCATCCTTCTCGTTTCATTTAATTTTTGCCTCATGTCGAGCGTCATTAGGTTTATTTGTATCTCTAACTTCCTGTTGACCTTCTCCATTTCATCTAAGGTAAGATCCGTTCCTCGTTTCTCTTTTTCAATTTGCTCCTTTAACTTCTCTTGAGCCTCTACATCTCCGGATCTCGTCGCCTCATCTAACCTTGACAGCATGTCCAAAACTCTTGCCGCTGAATTATCATCCTGAATGCCAAAATTACTCTTTAGCATTTGCTGCTGAATATAAAATTGATTTTGCAAGGAAGAATCTTCATTTGCCTGCTGAACCGTAACGATATCTCCTCCAGTAAAGGAGGCCAGAGTATCTCGCATACCTCTTACGAGCTGATCTGAAATAGCAGCTTGATCTCCTGTTTTTTCGGCATCTAAATAGGCAGACTGTAGGGCAATAGATGACCCCAAGACTCCGCCTCCGCCTCCGCCGCCGATATCTAAGCCACCTCTTTGAAAAGTTAGATAAGCCATCCCATAATTGTTAGTTAGACTGGCAAGGGATGATGTTAAACCATTAGAAAGGCCTATAGCCTCCTCTATACCAAGGCCCATATCTTTCATTGTTGCCGAAAAACCCTGCATAATAGGCTTTCCGAAATCAGCGGCCATACCAATTTTAGCAAAGTTTTGAACCGCACTATTTAAGCTATCAGCAACCTTGTCTATAGATAAGCCGGTCTCCTCTGCCACCCCAATATACATTCCCAGCATATTGGTCGCCTCCTGCGCAGACTTGCCCTGCTTATTCATAAGAGTATTTAGAAGGCCTGCTGACTGACCAAAGCTCATGCTTGATGCTCTCGCAAAAGCTGCTGCTGCGCCAAAAAGCTCTATAGTTCCAGCTCCAGTTTGGACGGTTTTGCTCAACTGTTCTTGTGTTAACTGAGTTCTGGCAGTTGCTCTTACGAGATCTGACATCTCCCCAGTTGTCATATGAAGGCTTTTTGCTAAAGGGTTATCTGCGGCTTTTCTAAGAGAATTTGCGAATTTATTTGATTCATCTATTGTTCCGCCAAACCTTTTGTGTATATTAAACATTTCAGACTCAAAGGCTCTGAGCCCTCTTGTCTGGTCATCTAGGGCGGTGACGAAAGCAGCCGGAGCACCAACTGCAAATTCCGCAAGCCCCGCAAAGGCCGTTGAGATGCCTCCGATGGCATCTATTGCCCCTTTGGCAAAACCACCTATGACAGGAAGCTTGTTTGCGATGCCGCCCAGGGATCCTGTTAGCTTCTCAATAACCGCAGAGGTACTTCCAACCACCCGCTGCATCTGTTCATATGCATTGGAGATGTCTCCAACTCTCTGAGAGCTTTCTGCCCCAGCCGCCAGAAATTTTCCAAAGGATTGAGTGAAGTCATCAGACACCGCCTTGGCGTCTATCATTCCTTGTCTTAGCAGCTTGAGCTGCTTAGTGTTTTCGGCCATTGCCTCGGCGCTCGGCCCGGGGCTATTTCCTCCGCCATTGCTCATAATGCTAACTTACCTCTTCTTAGTAATTCTAAAGAGACCTGTCATGTCCTCGGGAGACTTAACAACTCTTTTTCTTTCTCTATCATTACCTTGTAAATTAGTATCTTTTTTATATCTATCTCTGATTGATTTAATTAATTCATCAGCCTCAAGATAATCTTTTCGTTCAAGTTGCTCAGTAAATTCTTCATCTGAAGCAAATCTTTCATCGTCAGCCATATCTCTTTGCGATCGAATCTTTTGCACGGCTTCTGCGTTCCAAAATGATGCCAAATATTCGGACATACCTAGTTCGTAATTATACGCATCTTCTTTTTCTAAACCTATGCTCTGGGCGTACCACAACATCTGAGGCTCTGTTATATCATTGAGTCTTTCATCATCAACAGTGCATCCCCAGGCCTTGCAAAGCTCCCAACGCAGCCTACTACTTGGCTCGCGGGTTATTCTTTTAAATCGTCAATACCTACATCTTTTCCAGATCTAGTTACAAGCTCATCATATTCTCTATATAGCTTTTCTAGCAAAACCGATTGAAGATTCATCATTACATTTAAGCGTCTATCTTGTACATTTGTTATAGAGCTATCTTCGCATAATGTCTCTAGGTCAACTCCATTAACAGAAGTAACTGAATAGGCCATAGTTAAAGGCTTTATGTCAAGCATTCTCTGTGTAGCATCTCCATCAGACATAATCGTACTCATAACATCTCTCTGCTGAGAAGTAGTTAGAGTTGAAATTTCAAACGAAAATCCTTCAATTTTTACAATCTTTGTAAGTCGTCCTAAAAATATTAGACTCTTTAGATCACTTAGAGCGAGCACATCATTAGCCTTATTTTCTGCTTCGTGCTCGCTCGTTACTTCCTCTTTTTCTAATTCTACATCAGAGGGACTAATTGTAGCGGTTCTTCTAGGCATTGAACACTCCTGTTTCCTGCTATAGGTTTGTTGTAATAATACTTATTTCCAAAAAAAAACACTGCATTAAATTGCAGTGTTTTTGTAGTTTAAAAATATTTTAAATTTTATTCAGAAGCATTAAAAGCGGCTGAAATTAGATTGTCAAAATCAAGAGCGCCTCGTCTTCCGTCAAGACCCATATCTGTGGCCTGCTCTACTGCATCCTCTTGTCTATTGACTATTTCTCGACCGCTGCCAGCACCCTGTGTTGCCGTAACAGCAGTATCTGCCCTTGTAGACGAGACATATTCGCAATCGACATTAGCCGATTCCGTTATAGAATAATCATTGACCGTATAGGACTTGCTCAGGTTATTGAACCAGCAATTATGGTATACTGTTACCACCGCATTATCTCCAGCACCTGCATACTTGTCAATAACTTTTATGTCAAATGGAATTCTTTGCGCATGAATATTTTTATACCCTCTTGAAAAAGACTCGGGCAGAGAAAGCCCATCGAAAACAATTCTCTGCACAGTGAGAGAGACTGATGCTGGAGATTGAGGAACAATCTCTATCCAGCCATCTGTGCCGACTTCTGCGATCTTCTTATTCTGCCTTGTCTGTGTTTCTTGAAACGATTGAATTGCTCCAACTGGTTCGTCATTTACATAAATAATAATCTGCGTAGACAGAGCCGTTCTTGTCGTTCCGCCTACTTTGCCCTCAGGAGGCTTGTCGAATATAGTACCTGTATTTGGATAATCTGCCATTGCTTGCTCCTATTATATGACCCCAACTTCGATATCTATAAATACGTAATTTATTGGATAAGCCGGAGCAAATTGTAAATATACGTTAATCTGTCTCGGATCAACCTTGTCTTGTTCCACCCGTATATTCTTATAAGTTGTAATTAAACCTTGAGAGGACATCGCCGCCATGATAGAGCTAACTCTAGATTGAACCAAAAGGTTAGTATCAGCACTTTGAATTCCACCAATATATCCTTTCAGAGAGCTTCTCAGTGTTTTCTTGACTGCGTCTCGAATAAAGATTATAGAAATCTCCTCATCCTCTACATAACCCGACTGACTAGTTGTTCTTCCTGATAGGACCTCTCCACCACCTGTTACAGGCTGAAGAACCGTAGCCCCTACTCCGCCAAGGGCGTTAAGGATTACTGGCCTGAAGACCTTATCTCTAGTCAAAGAAAATCCAGATAACCGTTTATTTGTAAGCGGTACTGCAACATTCTGTCTTGCAGACAAATATCCTGCTGCTGCCGCCCCTATGTAAAAGCCATGCAAGGGAATATTTGTTCCCGCTACATTCCTTACGATCGAATCTGGGTAAAAATATACGCATCTATTGCTAGTGTAGTTATCACTAAGCTTAAAGTTTACAAGATCCTCAACATTTCCGTCTAGAACCTCCTCTGGGTCATCACCTTGGATGCCCTCTAATATGCCTATATCCTCTATAGCCACTTCAGACCTTCCGGTTAAGGCGTCTGGAGTTACTCCGATTTGAGCGCCAATGAAGGCGACTCTTTCTTTTCTGTTCGCAACAGAGCTCATGTTCTCACAGTGATTAACTGTAGCTCTAAAAATTGATGATATAGCCTGTTTTGGAAGTGGAACTATGATCTGAGCTTCCGCAGCCTCTAGTGCCTCTAGCGCATTAAACCAATTAGTATCAAAAAATTCTGCATCATTTTCGTCAACGTAGGAAATTCTAATTGCGTCGGCCTCTTTGAGCACGCGGCTTCCCACAAGATCTCGATGAAGAAGCAGCAGTGCGTCATCAGGATTGGACGAAATATCTTTTATAAAGAACTGAATATTTGTATAGGCCCCCTGTATAGTGGCATCTACATAAACCTTAGAGTCATCTCCTACGCTTAATATGGTAACCTCAGG